TGAGCACATCAGTGGGGTTGTACCAATCCTTCTTTAAGAACGGGAAGACCGAGTTGTTTGATGAGGTTCCAGTTGAGGAAGGTGAGCCGAAGAAATACGTCTTCAGTGACGTGTGGAAGGAGCGCAAAGTTGTAGGAGACGCTAGTCTGGACAAGATGTTTCGCACCAATGAGATTGCAATTCGCAAGGGCAAGCAACCAACTACAGTGTGGGTTGCCACCAACAAAGACGAGTTGGTGACTCATCGTAAGGTGAAACTAGGAAAGACAAGAGTTTTTCTACAGCCGACCGTTGACGTGTCACTTTTGATTCGGCGTTACTTTGGAAAATTCATTAATGAGTACAAAGAACGCGCTGGATTTACATTGTGTCACGGCATCGGTCAAGACAAGGAAAGAGTGTGGAAGCGCTATTCCGAAATTCTGCATGAAGTTGGAGAGAACGGATTCGATATCGATTATTCCAATTATGATGGAACTATTCCGCGATCTGCTGTTGATGCATTTGTGGAGTTGATTCGTCATGCCTACGGCAGTGAATCGAATACCGGAGACCATTTAGCCAGGGTGGCTTTGATTGAGAATATCGTGTCACCACTAGTCTTAGTGGGAGATATGGTAATCAGGAAAACGGTTGGTAATTGCAGCGGGTCACCGCTGACTGACGTTTTCAATTCAATCACTAATTGGTATGTCACGCTTGTGACATACCAGTTAGGAAAGTTAGCTTTTGGAGTGAATGCATCTGGGGATCAGATTTACAAGCAAGGGTTGAGGGATTTCGACATGAATGTGCGAGCCATATCCTACGGAGATGATCTCTTGTGTTCAGTATCGCCTGCTGCCTTGCCCTTTTTCGATCGTCTCACCTTTTGGGGTGCGACGAGAGCGATGGGCATGACGGTGACAAGTGCAAGCAAGGGAGGAGAACTCATACCATCAGAACCTCTGAATCAGTTGACATTTCTGAAATCTGAGTTTGTTGCAAGGAAGCGCTATATGGCAGCCCCCCTGCCAATTAGTGTTATCCACCGCGAATTGCAATGGACACACAAGACGAATGTCTCTGACATGGATGTGCTAGACCAGAAGGTCGACGCAGCTCTGAGAATGATGTTTCACCATGGACATGACGAGTACCAAAAGTTGAGAGCACAACTGAGGGAGCTTGGGATCGACAAAGAAGATCGTTTTAGAGAATGGGAAGCAGAGTTGAGGGACTTGCAGGAAGTAGTCTTCGTTCACGGGCCAAAGCATGAACAACTGTGGCCAGATGTGTTCCGAGTGCGGAACAAGGACGAAGTCGAAGGAGTGGACTGGGTGGCGTCAGAACCACCAGAGTGCCAGGACGGCGAGGACGGACGTGAGTAACTACGTAGTGTTGCCCCTAATGAGGCTGGGTAAGTCTCAACAAAAACATTTTGTGAGCGAGTAATTTTCAGCAATTAACTAGCTTAACTAGCA